GGCAAAGCCCCGAATCGTCATATATCTATCACAGATCAAATGTGACGCGACTACTTTGTAGTCATGATCACCGCACCTCGTGCGGTGGTCCGGATAGTGATTTCTCTATCCCAGATGTCCTCATCATGAGGCATCCCATCAGTGAACTCATTATAGTCCACATGAAGCATCGCTCCAGGGTCTTCTAGGAGCGGTGTGTCTTCGGGTATAACCTCGAAGGCCCTGCCAATCATATACATGGCAGGATCCACGCAGACAACTCTGTGTGGTATGGATGTATTCCATGCATCCAGTTTTCGCTTTATTAAAAGCGAAAGTCGTTGGTCGCGGGTAACTACCCCGACCTCCGTCTTATCCGCCCAGTCACGTGGCAACACGTGTAGCAGGTAAGAGTCAGACTCCATAAACAAATTGAGTCTGTTCACCACCCGGTTGGGTAGTGGCTTATCCTCCCTTATGAGGGAGATAAGATCTGGTAGTGACTCAGTGAGTAAATCACTGTTGTCTCTAATCCAGTCCTCAAAGTATCCTTTGAGCTTGGTCTTCTCTGGAACATAGGAAGACCAGTCGAACCCTAAATTCATTGGGTTCAACATTGGGATCTTCGTCTTATCTACGACGTAGCCCCAATCATTCTGGAATTTAAATCCAGGATTTGACCATGTCTGCATGAACAGATCATAGTCAAGGTGAGGATCTTCTGTCCTCCCCTCGCTGAACCTTTTCTCTATGGAGAAGGTCGGCTCTACAGGGTCTCTACCCTGTAGTAAAGACTGGTAATACAGTCCTTTCGCAATCTCGAAGAATACAGATTGCGGATCACTGAACATATCAATTTTCAGTGAATTGATCAGAGTCCTCTGGTTCTGATCACGTGGAGTCACTACCGCCTCAGGCGGTAATAGTGCCTTCATGCCTTCCAACTTTGGAAGGTAGAGGTGGTGTTTATGCACCACCTTATCCGTTCGGTTTGATCGAACGAATTTGTAGCCAAATCTGCCATTGAGCAGGGCTGCAAGCCGGTACTTAGTTTCCCGGGGGTTACGAGATTTGTTCTCAATTACTCGTAACATGTGCTTACCATCCATCGGGTAAGCACCATCACCTCCAATTTCTATTGGGGTGTACGGACTGATACAGTCCGACTCCTGTGGCACTAATATGTGCTGTAACAGGGACGCCTGGTCGAAGAACCTCTTGGCGCGTGGATTACTATTTGCAACCCACCTAGTCTCCTTTCCAAGGAGACTGAACCTACCAATGTTTGACATTGAGTAGGCGTCTACCTCACTAGGTTGAGGTAGAAGCAATCTGATCCTTGGGTAATCCAAGTAGAACAGATCGTGACCCCTCCGCATCTGCACGTGGGGGGTATCGTGCACCGACTGTGGCACGAGGCTTCCTTCTTCACAGTAGAAAGCCATCCGAGATGAGACAAAAGTGTCAAGCTCGGATACCTTAAAAATTTCATTTAAGGTTGAGATATGCTTATGCAATTTCTCAGGATCGTTCTCAAGAGCGATCTCATCGTCGCCTACAAGAGTATATACTCTTAGGCCCGATTTCTCGCAACAATATTGGTGTGCGAGTGTGAGTATGACTTTGGTCATCATATCACCCATCATCCAGCCACGCTGCATGACGACCAGTTGGTATCCCAACTGCGACGGAACAAACGCGAAGCGTTTTCCGCAGTACTTGCTCTTTGCGAGCAGTGCTAAACCCAGAGGGAACTCCGGGTTCTCAGCCCTTTCAATAAGGCTGTGCCAGATTTGTCTTGCAACATCCTTGTTGCCAAAATCTGTAGCTTCCGACAAATCTGTCGAAAGTGCATAAACAGTATTATTGTTTATGAGCTCTCCCCACTCTGTATTTTGTGGGTTGAGTACATCTGTTAGAAATCTCCACAGATGTCGGTCGGCCTTAAGGCCAGACTTTATCTGCCGTGATGTTAATGACGGCTGAAATATGTGAGCGAAAACTCCCATAAGCACCTGATATGCATAAGGTGCTACGGTGATTGTCCTTGCCTTTGAAGGCTCGGCAACTCCGTGCAACCTAACACAAGAAGTGTAGGTTGGATGGTGCAATAGCTGATATATTGCCCAATGGACCAGGTCTTTTGCAGACCTGACCGGACGCGGCGCCACTGGCGTCGCCTCTAGAGTGCGAAAGTCGTACTCTGCCCTGACAGACCGATGTCTTGCCAGGGTGCTAAGGAAGGCTGTTTTGCCTCCCATGCTCCTCGTGCTTTCCAAGCACGAGGTAGTCCCGACGGAAACTTTCCCGGACTTACCGTCAACCCTCTTGCAGGGTTCGGTGATCTTGCCTAGAATGGCAGGATTGAGTCTCACAGCCTGACCCGGCTGTGTGACCGTAGCTATGAACTTTTCATAGCTAATGTCGATCATTTTCTGATCGGCCATACCTGTAGCTCTGGTTTGACACCAGAGGAGTACAAATCGCCCTAGATCACTAGGGTCCTCAATGGGAAAACCATTGAGAGCCGTGCGTGCTGCACGGAGGTACGGGATCATGAATCCCGGACACTCCACGTGATTAAGATCACCGTGGAGAGCGAATGATTTCCTCATTCGCTTTTTCAGAGCCTTCCATTCGCTCTGAAACCGCGCGTAATTGTGCGCGCAGTTCTCTAACACCCAATTGGTTAGAGTATCCACTTCAGCCTCCAAGAGGCTGGTGTGGCGCTCACTGCAGATTAGCAGTGGCAAGACAGCCGCATCGGCTGTCTGAAACCAGGCCCGTACCTGGTTCAAGTGACCGGAATCCAGTCGCTTACGCATCTTCCCACGAAGAGCGGCAGAAGCTTTGAAATACAAGCTTCTTAGCAGTAAAGACTGCTGATCACACGGAGCGAACTCCGATAGATACGCTGGGGGTCCACGGACCCTCAGGCACCTGAGTTGGTACTCAGGTGAGATGCGCCTCTCAAAGAAGTCGCATACACTACGGAATTCTCCGTAGTACTCATCCAGTCTCTGGATGAGCGTGCTGCTATGCAGCACTACGATGCGGGGCCCTGCCCTTCCAATTGTCGGGAGGGGCGGGCACCAGCGCGTGGTCATTCTTCAATGACCTTATGTTGTTATAAACGACATACATACCTCTTCGGAGGCGAATCGGC